GGGATTCGCGCTCCGCTCCCTCCAGAGTGTCAAATTCGTTGTAGTATTTGGTGGCTGTGTCGTCGTCGATAAGTTCGACCGGCGTAGGTGTGACGGAGAGCATTAGGAAAGATTGGAAATTTCTGGAAGAGGAGTGTCGAAATCGACTTCTTGCGCGGCCTTGGCGATGTCCTCCTTGGAGGAGTTTTTGTTGATGCTATCGGCCTTGGAGGTCTTTGGTGGGGCGTCGATTTTTTTGCGGACATCGTCGGTCGATGTCGGCGGCTTGGAGGGTCCGAACCATGAACCCGGATACCACCAGGATGACCCGCCGGATTTGATTTTTTGGACATTCTTATCTGCGGCGAGGATTTCGTTGAGCTTCTCGTAGACCTTGGTCTCGTCCGCTGCCTCCTTGGGATTTGCCTTGGCCCAGCTTTCCAAACTGTTTTTGAACTTGGTAAACTTCTGCCCAGCGGCGAGGTATTTCGGCACTTCGGAGTCCGGCATCTTGCCGTCCTTTTCTGTCCATGTTCCGAATTGGCCTTTGGTGAAAAGGGTCTTGAGTTGAGAGGATGCTTCGGTGAGCGGGGTGGCCTCTTTGGGGTTGTTCCACTTGTCGCGCAGGGATTGAAGGAGTTCGCCACGCTCGCCTTCGGGAAGCTGGCGGATGGAGTCTTTGATTTTGAGGTATTCGGAGCGGTCCTTGTCGTCCTTGCTCGCATCGTAGGCATCGACCATGGCAAGCAGGGTCGGACGCATGGCGAGGGCTTTTTCAATTTCCGCCGGGGTCTTATCGAGAGTCTCGATGGCCGAAAGAATCCGGCGCTCCGGGAGGATGCCTTCAGCGACCCGGCGGATATCCTCCGGCTTGGTGAGTTCCCCGGAAAGGATCAATTGATCCAAGTCGTCCTCGATGTTGTTGCGGTAGACGCTGGCTTCGCTGCGGGCGTTGCTGTAGGCGCGGACGATGTCGGCCTTGTCGGTGAGTTCCGGAAAGAGTTCTGATTTGCCGGTTTCAATCGCCTTTTCCAGATCGGCTTCTGCGCCGATGGGGTTCTGGATGATGGTGCTGGCGACATTGGCGTTGCGCTCTTCCTTGGCCTTGCGGGCGTGGTTATCTGCCAAGCGGGCCACGGCGAGTTTGCCTGCGGATTCAGATATGATTTCGTCCGCGACCGCTTTGTTGTAGATGCCGATTGCGCCCTCAATGTCGTCGTCGGCGATCTTCATCAAGGCGTTCGCTTCGATGTCCTGCTGGTAGCCTTCGATGCGTTTCTTGTTAGCAGCACCTTCGATCTGGATGCCGGACATTTCTCCCCAGCGTTCAAAGGCGGGGGAGAGAGAATTGGCGGCGTTATTGCTGATGCCGATCTCGCCGATGGCTTTTTTGGTTTGCTCGACATTGGCGGCCCATTTCTCCTGCCACTTATCGACCGGCGTGTTCATCTGATCGTTCTGCTGCTTCTCGAAAGCCGAGCGCATGAGGGTCTCGGCGCGGGCGAGGTCGGCGGTGTCTTTGGCCTTGGCCATCTTGTCGCTCCATGTGAGGGCGACCTCTCCGACTTGGCCGACTTGGTAGGCGATCTTGCCCCATGCGGCGTCCTCTTTGGAAAAGGCATCGAGCGCCAGCGTCTGGTCGAGCATCGACTTTGCTCCACGGGTGGCGATGGAAGAATCGACCATCGCGGCTCCGGTGAGCTTCGCGGCCTGCGGGGCGAGGATGCCGGTCGATGGGCCGAGGGCTTGCGGGCCTGCGTTGGGAATGTCGGCGAGTCGGATGGTTGGCATGGGTTAGGAAAAGGCTATGCTATGGGTCGCCTTACTTGGGCGTATGGGTTGTAGGCTCCTCCGGGTGATGTCGCTCCAGTCGCCGCTGCTTTGGATGTCGAGTTTCCGTAGGCGGACATGCCGATCTGCCCCATCTGGGCGAGGCCGCTTGCTCCGGCGGCGTAGCCTCCGAGTTGGGTGGCGCGGCTGGTTGCCATGCCTGCTTGCTGCTCGATGGCGGCTTGGCGCATGGCGATGCGGTAGCCGGCGCCTGCGGCCTTCTCGGCGAACTGCGCGTCATTGAATGAAATCTGTGCGCTCTTCTTGGCCATGGCGCTGGAGAAGAGGTCGGCGTTCGTGTTGAAGTCGCCGACGAGGCTATTCATGTCGGCCTCGTAGCGTTTCTTGTTGCTCTCCAAATTGGCGAGGAGCTTGGTGTCGGCGACCTGCATCTCGTAGAGGTTGGCGGTATCAGCCAAAACAGCAAGAGGAGAGCCTTCGGGGGTCACGCCGCCCTTGGCGAACTGGCTGCGCTGGAGGCCGAGGATGCGGGCCTTCTCGGCGCGGATGCGCTCGGCCTGCTGGCGGGCTTGGGAATCCACCCCATCGGCTTGGGCGCGGAGTTGCTGCGCCTGCTGCTGGACGAGGATGTTGTTCATGTTCGCCTGGTCGCCTGCGGACTGGGCGTTGAACATGGCGAGTTGGGAGTTAAACTGCTCGGCCTGCGCGGCCCGCTCTGCGGCCATGCGTTGCCATGAGGCGTTCTGCTCGTTGATCTGGCGGTTGTAGTCCGCGATGGCGGCTTGGGATTTCGACTGCTGGTCGGCGGAATACATCGCGATGCCGGTCGAAGCGGCTGTGGCAAGAACCGATGCAGTAGTCAGAGCGATGGTGGTTGCGGATGCCATGTCAGTTCAAGGTTTGCACAAGGTGGATCATTTCGGTGTCGGTGCGTTGGAAGCCGGTCTTTTCATAAACCCGCGCCAGCGATTCCTGTTTGCAAGTGGTCAGCATGACAGAGTATCCGAAGGATTTGGCCTGCCCTTTGAGGAATTCGACGATGGCCTTGATCGACCTGTATACGGATTTGGGCTTGGCCTCTGGGTTGGAGACCACCCACTCCATCATTGAGACGCCGATGCTGTTGTCCATGTAAAGCCACCCGGCGGCAACGGGACCACCGTCCAAGTTGGCTACGATCCCCAGCTTCGGAAGCACGGCCAGCGGCACGGCATTCCACCCGTGGCTTACCCACCATTCTTTGACAATGGGGTAATCCGTTTCTGGATCGAACATTTTGAGAGCTGGAAAAATCTCACTCATTTCCGAAGGTATCCCACACAGGTTGAAGGGCGATGACGGCCATTGGGTAGGGAGCAGTTTGCCTCAAGGTGACATCTGCGTCGAATCCAAACGCACCGGCCAAGATCATTTTTTGGTCTCCGGTGGAGAGTGTGTCGGCGAGGGCATACCATTGGCCGTTGTTCGTGCTGATCTCCCCTCCCCGGCTCTTGTAGAGGCGGGCGATGATTTTGTGGATGCGCTTCTTGCGGCCCTGCGAAGTGCCGTCCTCAAGGTCCATGTCGAGCTTCATGGGCGTGAGCGTGCTGGTGTAGGGCAGGCCGACATATCCGGCGCTGGATGCGGGCAGAACGACAACTCCTAAAGTAACCGTTCGAGTGATGGGAGCTTGGCCCTCCTGCACGATGGTGACAGTTTTTCCGTTGAGGTGTGCAATACCAAATAGCGAGCGGCCTGCTGCGCCGGATGGGAATGCGGACCATCCATCGAGGTAGCGCCATGAGTTGGTTGTCTGGTCATCGATGTGTTTGCGCCAGAGGAGCGGGAACCGCTCGATGGTTCGGTAGTCCTGCCCGGAGACGGTGCGCTTCACGACCATCCAGACCTCGTCCTCGGTTTGGTTGCCGTAGATGGTGGCGACAGACTCGACATCGGCATTATCGGCAATGACATGGCGATGCCAGCCGACGACCTTCTGGTCACGCTCGTAGGTCATGGCGATGAGCGTGCCGTCTCCGCGCACGCACCAAAGGACGGCATCGGGCTGCTGCTGGTAGGCAACCTCGACGATCTCGCCGCTGGTGATGTGTTCGGCGAGCAGCGTGAGGTCCGGCGCGACCCATCCGTCCTTGTTGAGTTCGTAGACGAGTTCGCGCACCTTGCGTCCGTTGCGCTGGACGAAAAGCAGGACATCGTTGACCAGCGCGGCCCGCATGTATTTTGACCCGTAGCTCGACTGGCGGCTGGCTTGAACATTGGTGGCCGAGAGCGAGGCCGAGGAGTCGGCGCTGCCGATGGTCCACTCGTCGCCGGATGTGCCGATGAGGAGTTGGGACTGCGAATACATCCAGTTGATGCGGTTGCCCTCGGAGGCGGCGAGCGTGAATTGGACCGCATCGCTCGCGGTGACGCCGGTCTTGAAGTTCTCGAAATTGTCAATTTGGCTGCACCAGATCGTGTTTGGTTGGGACGATGTGCCGCCGAAGCAGAGGCGCTGTTCGTGCATGGCGACGGAGCGCGGGTAGCCGCGAGTCGAGGAGAAACTGCCGAAGGCCCAGTATTTTGTATTGCGCTGGTTGCGCGGCCCCTCGCCGAGCCACTTGTCCACATTGATCTGGGCGCTGCCGACGATGGTGGCGATACCGCCTGTGACCTTGGTGTCGGTTTCCAATCGGGCTTTTTGCACGGTGGTTCCAGATACGGACGCCCAATCCAGAATGCGGATTTTGAGGCCGCAGCGTTCGGATTCCGTGCCGCTCGCGATGATATTGCGATCCGCTGCCACAGCATATTCCTTCACGATCTCCATCTTCGTGAGGTTCTCCGGGTAGATGTCGAGATAGCCGGTTTGCGTGTTGCCGGTGATCGGGTAGGAGTAGCTGTGCTGGTCGATGTAAGTAATGACCGCTCCGTGTGTGGCGTAGTTGTTTGCGGCCAATCCATCGCCCACGCAGATGAAGTTTCCGTTTTGCCAGCCGTGGAAGGGATGGTAGACGGTGACGGTGTTGGTATTGCGGATGGCCGTGGCCACGATGCGGCCTGCCGAAAAGACATCCGCCGGGACACGCAGGAGTTGGAGTGTGGCCGTCCAAGTGCCGGAGGTGCTGAAATCCCATCCGCCTTCCACGGCCAGCGTGGTGGAGACATAGTTGCCGGTGATGACCTGCTCGGCGTAGAAGTTTGGCTTCTGCCACTTGAGTTCCACTTGCGAACCAATTGTCGAAGAGGGGAAAAGGCCACTTCCGGCGCTGACCGAGTATTTGCCCATTTCGTTGAGTGGGATCGGGAATTGCGACCACTTGCCAGCGGCTTGATCCACGCCGAAGTTCGACCCCGCCCGGTGGGCGCTCATCGCGTAGTAGTAGAAAGCCTGGTTGGCTTGGTTCTGCGCGGTCCAGTTCGTGGCGGCGAAGGTGGCCGGGGAGGTGTGGGCGGTCGCGCAGCGGTAGGCTATGTTGCTGGAGAGGACGATGTCGCCCACTGCGTAGGCGGTGCTGGCAGTCCATGCGGGAGGGCGAACATAGTCGCCGAGGATATAGCTTGTCCCGGCGACCCAAGTGTCTGGATTGGGGTAAATGTTTACGACCGTCTCGGTGGTGTTCTGCTCTTGGAGCGGAGGGTAATCGAAGACGACTGGGGTGAAGGTCCAGTTGTTGTCGGCGAGGCGGGAGAGCTTGTAGGGCGGGTAGCTCGCGTGCGCGAAATACATGATATCGTTGATCTGGGCGAACTGGACTTCGCGCAGATGAGAGGCCGCATAAGGGGTGGGAACCTCAAGGATCGTCTGCGCCACCCAGCGTCCTTCGGCGAGGTCGGTCGCGAATGTGCCGGAGGTGTGGGCGCTTGTGCAGTAGTAGGTGACGCTGGCTTCGCGCACATAGTTGCCGACCGAGTAGATGTTGCCGGTTGCCCATGCGCCGGGGGTGGCTACGGTCACGGGAGCGCCGGTCGCCCCGCTCCAGAACCGCATGTAGCCCACGCCCATTTCGATGATGAAGCGGGTGGTGGTGCTGAAGTTGAATCCGATGAGGCGAACCTCGCCGTTGCTCGACGCAGCGGGGTTTTTGGTCGTGCCGCGAAACTCCGTGCCGGGGCGTCGGATGACGCCGCCGTAGGGGAGGATTTGGAAGTTCTCCAGCGTGCGGCAGGCGCTGCGGTATTTCTCCAAGCTCGTCCGGGCGTCGATGAAGGGGGAGACTTCACCGGCGTTGAACGAGGGATAGAAATCGAACTTCGGCATCTTATTTTAACTCCAATTTACGCTCGACTCGCTCGATGACGACCTTGGCGCTGGAGATGACATCCAGCATTTCGCGGTTGGCCGTGGTGAGGTGGGCGACGAAATCGGCGTTCTGCTTGTCCATGCGATCTTGGAGCGTGTCCAATCTCGCGGTGAAATAGCGGAACAGGATTCCGATGGCCGAAATTCCGATGACGAGGAGCGCCACGAAGAGCCAGCGGTCGGACTGAGCCGCCGCATGGCTGATCGTTTCGAGCATGGTGGATTCGCCGCTCATTAGCTATTGGCTTGGGCGAGGAGGTTGCCGACAATTGCGGTTGTCGCCGTGTTTTTGACACGCTCACCAATCGAGTTGGTCGTGGTGATCGCGGAGGCTTGGCGGTTCCAGACCTCATCGGCGATGGCGCTGGGGGTTGGCACATTGGGCGCGTTGGTCAAAGTGGTGACCGTGCCGCCGGTGATTGTGCGGCTGGCTGCGTTCCACACATCGGCGGCGGTGATCCCGCCTTCTGTGATTGTGCGGCTGGTGTGGCCCCACACAGCTTCGGGCGTGAGGACTGCCGTGCCTGTGGTTGAATCGACAGGGACGCCCAGCGCGACTGAGCCTGCGGCAGGGACTGCACATGAGCCTGTGACTGCACCGCTGGCGTAACTCACGCCGCTGCGGACATCGGTTGCGGCTGGCATGGCGGCGTTGGCCGTGGCGTCGATGAGAGTCTTTGCGCCTGCGGTGTCGGCGTAATTAAAAACGGCCACATTGGTGTTGGCTTTTTTGAGGCGGATGCCTGTGCCGCTTACGGGCGATTGGCCGTATGCGCCGAATTCGATTTCCTGAACCTCAAGGACTCCGAGACCAGTATTGCTGGCCCCGACGGCGGAGGATAATCCTGCCGTGTTGCCGGGACCGTAAGCGTTACCGATGGCGCGTTTCACCGTCATGGTTCCAGTGGATGCGTTTGAGGCTCCTGCGAGAACTGATCCGCCCATGGCATTACCATTTACGACTACCGTGCCAGTAGAGGAATTGACGATTCCGAGGCCGCCGCCTCCGCTGGCTTGATTCCCGCCTGTGGCATTGCCATTCAGCGTGACCGCGCCTGTGCCTGCATTGGTGATGCCGTGTGATGTGGTAAGTGCGGCGGTGGACGATCCGACGGAGTTTCCTGTGAAATTCACGGTTCCACCGGAGACATAAAGGCCGGACACGCTGTTGGCTGTCCCGCCTGTGGCTGTGCCGGACAAAACATTAAGCGTTCCGCCAGAAATCGACACGCCTGCTGTATTGGATGCCCCGCCAGAAGCAGAAGAACCGCCTGTGATGTTTCCGGTGAGGTTCACGGTTCCAGCGGTCATGGATAACCCATTTTGCAAAGCGGACGATCCCCCTGTCAGATTCCCGGTGATGTCCAAAGTTCCCGAGCTGGTTTTGTTGATTCCGTGGCCAGCGTTGGAAGATGTGCCTCCGCGAGCATTGCCAACAATGGTTCCCGAGGTTGTGCCGCCCTGGCCGACACAGGCCGTGGCGGTGCTGCCAGCAAAAATGTTGGCGGTCAATGTAACGCCATCCGCAAGCGTGAATGAGCCGCCTGCCGTTGCTCCGCCCGTGGTGTCGTTGCGCACCTCCCCAGTGCTGCCGAGGTTGGTGGACACATTGACCGTGACCGTGAAGCTGTTTGCGACCAGCACATCGCCGCTGGCGAATGTGACGGCGGCGGCAGTTCCGCTGGGCGTGGTGGCCCAGACATCGGCGGCGTTGATGTTTCCCGCTTTGCGAGCGTAGTAAGTTGCCATGGCTTAGAGTCCTTTCGCTTGGATGTAGGCTTGGAGTGCGGCTTGGATTTTGCCCACCGCTTGCTGTGTGGCTTCGTCAGAACCGGCGAGTGAGCCGAGCGCGATCCCGATGGCGGCCTCGTCTGCGGTGCTGACCTCACCGTTTTCAATACGGGTCGGGACAAGGCGCATGGCGACATTGGCGTCTGACGAGCCATCGCCCAGATACCGGCCCGTGATGGCGAGGTTGAGCGATAGTTTCTGGTATTGTTTGCCGTCGATTTCGATGGGGTTGGTAGCGTTCATGGTGTTTGGATTTTGGTTTTAGCTGTAAGAAAGTTGGGTTTTGGAAGACCACGCGCCGGTGGCGCTGGCTTCGGTGGAGGTTGTGCCTGCTGAGTTGAAGATGGTTCGGACGATCTCCCATCCCTCGGCGTCGAAGACGCTTCCGGAGTTGGGGAAGGCCGAGTAGAGGAGGTAGCCCAGATAGGTTGTGTCGCCGATGAGGTCGAACATCCAGAGCCGGTCGGGAGCCTCCTTTGCGCCTGCGAGTTTATAGGTCTCTCCAGTGGCAGGATTCCGAGTGAAAATCTTGCGGTTTGTGTGGTTTATAACCACTTCGCCGAAAGCCAAATCAGTAGGAATACTCCCATCGATTGTGCTGTTTCTCAAAATTATTTTCGGATTTGCCATGTAGAAAAAGGTTGCCGCCGAGGGGTTGGACCTCGGCGGGCTTTGTTATTGAATACTAATAAGTTCCACCATCTATGGTTGTTTCCAGAGCGGTGATGCGATTGCCCAAGCTCGAAACTGCCGACGAACGGGTCGAAGCCTCGGAGGCGATGCTCGCTTCCACTGCGGTGATGGCTGCGGCTCTGGCTGATTCCTCGGCATTGATGTCGCTTTCTGCGGCAGAAACCCTACTGGTCAAGGCGCTTGCTGCGGTTTCAATGTCCGAGATGTCGCTCGCGAGGGCTGCTTCGGCTGCGGTGGCCCGTGAAACTTCCGAGGCGAGGGCGCTGGAGGTCGAGGAGGTGAGCGAGGAGATCGCCGAGGTGCGGTTGCTGGTCTCGGTCGCGAGGTCGGCGGCGATGGCTGCTTCCGCTGCGGTCGCACGCGAAACCTCGTTTGCAAGACCTGTGGAAGCTGTTGAAGCGAGGCTTGTTATGGCTCCGTTCAAGCTGGAATCCGCCGTTTGGAACGCCGCGACCACTTCCGAAAGAGAATCAAGGGCGGGTCCGTCCACATTGGAAAGGACATTGTCGATGCGAGTTCCGAGCGCGACCTCTGCTGCGGTGGCACGGGAAACCTCACTGGCGAGGTTTGTGGTGAGCGTGCCTTCTGCGGCCTGCGCCCGTGAAACCTCGGTTGCGAGATTTTGAGTCAATGTCGCATCGGCGGCTTGTCTCGCGCTGCTCTCTGTTGCGAGGTTGCTCGCGGCGGTGGAGGCGGCTGCGGATACCGCAGAAGCACGATCCGAAACCTCGGTTGCGAGGTTCGATGTCAATGTGGCGTCCGCTGCGGATCGAAGTGCGGCCTCTGCTGCCACTGCTGCGTCAGCGTAAGTCTTTTTTGCAAAGACATTTTCACCGCCGATGACGAGCGGAGTGCCGTCTGCTTGGCCTACAAACAGGCTCTTGTTTGCTGTGTCGATGGCGAGTTCGCCAGCGGAAAGACTTTGTGGCGAACCACTTCCGCGTTTAATTTTCAGGATTGGATTGGGCATTTGATTTGGTTTTTGGTGTTGGTTAGGTATCAGTCAAAACTGATGGGTTTGTGGTTTGTTCATGGGGAAAGTTAGAATTCTCCGCAGTCGATCATTTCGAGCAGGAGCCGGTAGGTGTTGGTGGCGTCATCCCAAAGCCACTGCACATGGGTGTCCTGCGCGTGGTAGATTCGGGCTTCCCTGCCGGGTTGGGGGAAGTCCGAGGCGGACGGGTAGATGACGAGCTGCTTGATGCTTTCCTCCGGCAGGACAATCGTGAAGTTCGACAGGTCCAGTTGCTGGGTGATGTTGGTCTCGGTGATCGTCGTCATTAGGCGTAGGCGGCGGTCTCCCGGTTGGTCCATGCGACATTGGTCGCCTTGGCGGTGGTGGTGACAGCTCCGGCGGCGGTGAGTGCGGAGCGGGTGATCGCCCATTTCGCCACGGTGGCAGCGGGGCCGGTGGCGGGGATGTCGGAATTGAGGAGTAGTCCGTAGTAGGAAAAGGTTCCTGCGGTGTTTACGGCGAAGGCGTGGATGTAGTTGTCCGGATCGCGCTGGGTGGTGGGCGAGTAGAGGCCGAGAGCAATGACGACGATCTTCGCGCCGTTTGGGATTGCGGAGGTGAAGGTGATCGTGCCGCTGCCCTGGTTGACGAGGTAGTCGGCTGTGGGTTCCTGCGTGACTCCGTTGATCGCCACGATGACATGGTTGGGGTCGGAGGAGCGGAGGCCGGAGACCGAGAAGGTGCGAAGCGTGCCGTTGCCGGTGAGGGTGGTCTTGGCCGAGTCGAGGAGACCCGCCTGCGGAAGGCCGAAGTTTAGAACGGCGGTGTTGCCTGTGCCGGAGTTGGTGACGAAGGGCTGGGTGTTGCCGGATACGGCGGAAACATTGCCGACTTGGACGAGGAGCGAAGGGTAGCTGACTCCCCCACCCGATCCTCCGGCCTTGGCTTGCGCCTCGATGCCGTCGCCGCCATTACGGGAAGAGACGAGCTTGCTGGACATCCAAGCGGGCTTGATGCGGCCCTTGCGCTCGGTGGAATCCCGGCGCATGGCGGGGTTTTTGCCGAGGATGTCGGTCTCCTTCGCGAGGAGCGCGGCCTTGGCGGCATCGCCAGTGAGGGGGACGGCGAGCTTGGCGGCAAGGCTGGCCGTGAGGAGGTCGATGAAGAGGGAGTCGAAGAGGGTGACCTCGGTGACCTTGCGGACATATTCCAGCGTGATCGCGCTGCCGAGCCAGACATCCCAGTCGGTGGTCCAGCCCGCCGCGACTCCGGGTTGCTTGGTTGTGCCAGTGACCATGCAGCGGTAGACTGCCTCGGCGCTGGTTACGACATTATCAACTTCGTAGGTGCGGCCCGCGACCCAGTCGGGAGCGCCGGAATCAGAGTTCGACAGGACGAAATTCCCCGAGACCTCCCACGCCGCATCGCCGGTGGCGTAATCTTGGTCGTTCACCCGGAAAACGCGCAGGCAGTCGGACGGGATCGCGTAGCGGTAGGCCCATTTGTATTCCGGGCGCGGGAGGCTCTCGGCCACCGTGAGGGACTTCATCGCCCATGTCCACGATCCGGTGAGAAGGAGGGAGTCGCGCACCTGCGGGTAGAGCGACTTGGCGAGGAGCATCGCCTGCGAGGAGGGGCCGAATTGCTCGGCTGTGCCAACGCGAAGGATCGCTTGGCGGCAGAGTTCGTCCTCGGTGAGGACGCTGGAAGGGCGCGAGGAGGCGCGGGCCTCGACCGCATTTTTCAATGCGGGCTTGCCTGCGAGGAACTGGAGTTCCTTGAATAGCTCCTCGGATTTCATGCGTTATTGGCGAACGACCTGCGCGGGTTGCGATTCCATGAGTTGGGAGAGTTTCATCGCGAGTGTGACGGTGAGCATGTTCACGAAGACCGCCGGGAACTTGCTGGCGTCAGTGACAATGGCGGTCGTCTCGATCTGGACCGTAGGCGTGGAATCCGTGTGGAGGTAACCGCCGACGATCTCCCACTTGCCGAAATTTTCATCCTCATCCACGCCATTGACCCGCAGCACCTTGATGGTCGTGGTCGGCAGCAGGTAGCGTTTGGCGTAACCGAAGGACGGAGCCACAGCATCGGCAGAGAGGGTTGTCTGGACACGGGCGAACTGCCAGTCGAAGTCGGCGAGGAGTTCGTTGCGGGTCTGGTCGAAGAGGCTGGTCGCGATGGACATCGGTTCGCCGTAAGGTTTGAAGACATCGGCGCTTCCCACCCGGAGGATAGCTTGGCGGCAGATTTCCGAGACCGTGTTGGCCGAGGAGGTCGTGCGGGGTTTGGCGGATTTCTCGATCTGGTTCTTCACCGAGGGGCGCTGCATGGTCTCAGCAGCCACTTGAACCATGGCGGTGACGATGTTGCCATCGGCTGTGAGCGGAAGCGCGATCTTGGCTGCGAGGCGGCAGATGAGTGCCTCGATGAACGGAGCCGGGAACAGGGTCACATCGGTGACCAGCGAGGTGTAGTCCACGATGATCGGCGCTCCGATATCGGTGTGGAGGAAACCTCCAACGATTTCCCATTGGCCGAAGTTCTCAGTCGTGTCGATGTTGTTCACCCGGATGATTTGGATAAAATCCGTGGGTAGGGTGTAACGCTTCGTGTGGCCCGCCGAAGGATTGGTCGCGTTGACAACGAGCGTGACTTGCTTCTTCGCAAACGCCCACGGCACATCGGAGAGGAGTTCTTCCAGCGTGTGATCGTAGAAGGAATTCGCGAATACCATCGGCTGGCTTTTGAGGGATTCCAAAGAGCCGAGGCGCATGATTGCCTGTTTGCAAATTTGCGTGCGGGTCGTGATGGTGTTGGATGTGGAAGCATCGGCGACCGAAGCGATTTCGCGCTGGAGAGCGGGGCGCTGGATGATGAAGTCGAATTCCTTGGCTGCGGCTATCGCTTGGTCACCGGCTCCGAGCGCCATGGCGAGCTTGTAGGCGAGCCGGGCGACGACGAGTTCGATAAAGATCGCCGGGTAGGTCGTGTCGAGGGTCGGGGCGGCGATGTAATCCACCGAGATCGGAGTCACCAAGTTGGTGTGAATGAAGTTGCCGACAACCTCCCATGTGCCGAAGTTCTCCGAGGCGTCGATTCCGTTAATTCGCAGAACCTTGATGGTCCCTGTTGGGACGGGGTAGCGGAAATCGTATCCAGTGACGGGAGCGGTGACATCCTTTGCGACATTCCCAGCTTGTTGGCGAGCAAAGCGCCAATCGTATTCCGAGAGAATCTCGTTGATGGTCTGCGCGTAGAATTTGGCCGCGAAGACGAAGGGTTGCCCGTTTTGCTTGAAGGCATCGGCAGAACCAACACGCATGACCGCTTGGCGGATGATCTCGCTGGCGGTTGTGGTGAGTGTGCCGGAGTAGTTGGCGACTGCCTCGACTGCCTCAAGGAGGGCAGGCTTGGACATGAGGAATTGAAGTTCTTTGAAGAGTTCTTCGGATTTCATTTATTGGGATGGTTGGTTTGTTGGGAATTCAACGATGGAGGCGAGTTTGAAGGCGAGGGAGGCGGTGAGGATTTCGACGAAGATGGGCGGGAACTTGGCCACATCGGTGACGGTGGTGGTGTGATCAAGAATGATCGGGGTCGTGAAGTTGGTATGGATGAATCCACCTACCACTTCCCACTGCGCGTTGTTCTCCGAGTCATCGATGTTGTTGACCCGGATGATTTGTTTGGAGGATGCGGGGATCGCGTAGCGGAACGAGTAGCCGGTCGTCGGATTGACTGCGTCCTTCACGATGGAGACTTGGGCGCGGGCAAACGACCATTGGAAGTCGGAGAGCAGGCTGTCGCGAACCGACTCGTAGAGGGACTGCGCGATGACCATGGGTTCGCCGTGAGGTTTGAACAGGTCGGCGCTGCCGACACGCAAGATGGCCCTGCGGCAAATCTCCGAGACACTCACAGGAGCGGCGGATGTGCGGGCCGGGGCGTAGGCTTCGGTGGCGTTGCCGAAGGCGGGCTTCTGGACGGTGGCCATGTAAAGCTCGGCGCATTGCTTGAACAATTCCTTGGAGCCGGTAAGCGGCATCGCGAGGACGGCGGCGAGCTTCATGGAGAGCGCCTCGACGAAGATGGCGGGGAAGGAAGTGGTGGTCGTGACAAGCGCGATGTAGTCAAGCGCCACGGGGCTGGCGATGTTCGTGTGGAGGTTGGTTCCAATGATCTCCCACGATCCGAAGTTCTCGCTGGCATCGATGCTGCCGAGCCGTAGCGCCCGGATGAAATCGGCGGGCAAGGCATACTGCAATGAGTAGCCGGTGAGCGGGGCTGTGCCGCTGGTGAGGTTGACCTGCTTGCGGCAGAACTGCCAATCGAACTCCGCTTGGAGTTCCTCCAAAGTCTGCGCGTAGAAGAGCGAGCAGTATTGCGCCTGTGCGGTCGCGTCGGTGAGCGCGGTGATGCGGGAATCACCGAGTCGGGCGAGAGCGAGGTTGCAGATTTGGATGTCTGTCATTGAGGCGCGGTCAGATCACAGATTGAAAAAAGGGGTGGCAGACATTTCCCGGTCTGCCAGCGGGCTATGAATTAGAGGACTTCGTCGCAGGCGATCTCGACGACTTTCTTCTCTTCCATGCGGACGGCAGCGAGGCTGGCCACGGAGCGGATTTGAAGGGAGTGCGAGAGGTCGGGACGGACATCCATCATGGTCTTGAGTCCACGCTCGGCGAGGATCACGCCACTCTTCACATACGCGAAGCAGGAGCGGATATCGGTGGCCAGCGGGAGCTGTTGGCTGCGGCGGAATTTGAAACCCATGAAGGTGTTCAAAGTGCCGTCAACCAGGGCGCGAACCGAGTTGTAGTCTGCCGATGTCGCCTCGACCGTGCGGAGCAGGTCTTGAAGCTGCTTGGCGGACACAACCATGATGCGCTCCTCCTCCTCGTCCACCTCGTTGGAGTCGAAGAGGAACTTCGCTGCGCGGAGTTTGGCGATGGTGAGGCCGGAGTTGGCGACTGCGCCACTCTCGACATAGTTGGCTGCGATCTTCTGGCCTGCGGGCAGGACGGTGGCGGTTGTGCCGGTCGTGCCGGTGAAGGCTGTGCCGCCGAGGGCGTCGATGATGATCTTGTCGCAAGTGCGAGCGTAGGCTGCGGCGTGGCTCTGGATGATCGGGCTGGTGGGCAGCACGACCTCGCCGAGGAATTGCTCGTCGAACTCGTCAACGAGTTTGGCGCAGTCGTAGTTGAGCGGGCGAATCCAACGCTTGGCCATCGCTTGATCGGTGATCCGGGTGTCGCGGGAGCGATCCGTGATCTGGGTCATGGAGGTTGCGTCGAGTTGGTTGTAGGATTTCTCCTTCCCTTCGATGGAATCGAGGGTGACATATTCTTTCAGCTTGCTGTTCTTCTGCTGAACGAGGTGTTTCCAGTTCGAGTCGAACTGGGTGGTGAAGTGATTGGGGATGTTCGTCAGAACTCCGTTTAGATCGGCCATTTGGTCTCCTTTGGTTTTTGGTGAGTTGGTATCAGTCGAAACTGATGGTTTGTTTGCTCCCTTCGCTTCCGAGTGTCCCGTGTGGGGTCAGCGGCGGCGGGTATTAGGGAGCAGGCTCACAAAGGAGGTGTCTGCTCTGACGAAGGTGACATTACCGCCACTGCGGTATCAGTCAAAACTTTTTTCTAAAAAAAATAGCGGGGCCGAGAATCGAACTCGGAACTCCAGATTATGAAACTGGTGTGATACCTTTTCACTACCCCGCAGTTTTCTATCCCTGCTTGAGCAGGGAGGTGACAAGGGCAGCGGCCTCGCGGTCGCCATCCATGTAGCGTTTGTGCCAAGTGTTGTCGGGATTCGACATGATGTCCTTGGCGCGGGCTGCGCCGGTCATAAACTCCGTGCCACCCATCGAGCGACCGACCTTGTCCTCGCTCATCATCTGGGCCATGCGAACGAATCCGCGGACCACTTCGGGATCGCTGAAACCGTGCGAGTTCGCGTCAACGCCAGCGATCTTCGCGGCCTGCTTGGCGAGTCCGATGTTCTTTCCGAAATCATTCCCCCACTCCCTTTGAAGTGTGCCGACCGCTTCGGTGCGTTGCTTTTCAAAGGTGGCTTGGATCGCCTCCATCTTGAACATCTCGGTCTTCGCGTGTTGGGCGACGAGTTCCTTCATGGCCGATGGCGGGATGCCGTGCTTGTGCGCGATCTCGGCATAGGGCTTCGCCATGTCGTCGTTCCATGTCATGCCCTCCGGCAGGGTTTCCGGAGCGAGCTTGTATTCGTCGAGAGATTCCGGAACGCCCATGGCGCGGCGGAATGCGGCGACCTCTTCGGGCGAGGATTTCTCGTTCGGGACGCCGAGCTTTTTTCCGATGAGGGCGTTCGCGTTGGCGAGCGCCTTGGCCATGTCGGGAACGCTCTTGTATTTGGAGAGCGTGTCCTTGTAGGCAGCAGAATCCTCCGGGAGGTTGTTCGTCCACCCCTCTCCAAAAGTGCCATCGGGATTGACCCAAGGAGTCGAGGGTTGCGTGGTAGTTCCCGCAGCGGTGGGCTGCGCCTGTGCCTCCGGAGAGGCGCTTGTGTTATCGGCTGCGGCGAGAAGCGAGGTCTCGCCGGAGGTGTCGATGGTGTCTTCCATAAATTAGGTATCAGTCAAAACTCCACGCCTACGGATGCGGGTGGTAGCCGAGGTGGGTGCGGCGTCCGGCGTAGCGGATCGCGAATTCCTGCGGATGATGGTCGCGCATCCACTCGACATAAGCGGGCGTCTTGTCGCCGAGCATCTGCTCCATCTCTGGAGCGGGCGGGATGTTTTTTGGTGCGGGCTTGGAATCGGGTTTCTTGCTCATTTTTTCACTTTGCGTTTGGGGGCTTCGATGTCGCCGTCTGCGAGGACCGGCCTGCGGAGCATCGCCTCGATGTGGAGGAGGACGCCGCGCTGGCCATCGCGGAGAGCGGCGACGACGGGGTTGAAATCATAACCAGGCAGGAAGACCTGCGAGTCGGTGGCGAACTGCGCCTTCATGTCGGCGATGACCGTCTGGCCATCCTTGTTGGCGAAGACACGGTGGTAGGCGTTTGTGATCTTCTGGCGCTCGCGTTCGCGCCGGAGGGCTGCGGCTTTGTCTTCGGGGGCCATCATGCGGGCATCATGCCGGGGAGCATCTGGGCGAGGGCGGAATCCTGCTTCACGCTGCCCGCCTTGCCGAGGGCGCTCGCGGCCCGCTCCATCTGCTCGGCCTGCATGGCTTGCTGTTGGGCTTGGGCGCGTTGAGCGCGGGTCTGTGCGACCATGTCCTCGTCGAGAAGCCAGCGGGCAGGCAGTCCATCGTTGCGGGCCATGTCGCGGGTGATCTCATCGAAATCGTAGTTGTCGAGCATCTCCGGCTTGATCTGCGCGTAGGGCAGGAGCATCTCGGTGGTGCGAATGAATGCGGCGTTTTCGAGGCTCTTAATCGCAAGCGCGATGCGGCTGTTGTAGGCAACATCCGGCTCCGGGATGACACCGATCATCTGGAGCGCCTGCGGAGGTGGTGGGAATTTGCCAGCGCGGGCCAAGATCGCAAAGACCCGGCGAAGGAGCGGGTTGAATAGCTCGGTCGTGAGGCGGGCGAAGGTCGGGGAAAATTGGATGAGTTTCTCGCTGGCGCGTTCGGCGACTTCGCGGGCGGTCATCTGTTTTTGCAACTGGGCGAACATCTGGAAGAGGTCCACATGGAACGCTTCATTGATCGCCTTGCGCTTGTGTTCGGCACGCTCTACGCCGATGTCGTAGCGCCCGCCGGTTCCCCATTCTTTCGGGGTAGCCTGCGGGTTGTTCGGATCGAAGTAGGTCACGCCACCGGCACGGAGGTCGATGTCTCCATCGAACCCGGCAGGGATGAGGATGCGAGGGAACGCATGAATCTCGGCAAGCGAGTCGAGTTGCTTTTCAAGGAAGTTGAGTTGCTTGCACTCCGGCAGCGCGGTCCAGCTTGGGCTGTAGCCATAGCATTCGGAGTTCTTCCATTTGAGATAGCGGGTGACGAAGAATGGCTGCTCGTCGAACCCGGAGGACAGGAAGACATGCTTGGATGCCTTGTCCACATAGATCGAGGCGTAGGGCTTGTTCTCAGCGTCCCGCTTGCCCTGCTCGATCTCGCCCGGTCCACGGGGAGCGATGAGGTGAACACATGCAAACTTGCGGTTGGAGTTCGGCTTTTCGAGTTCCTTCCGCATGGCGTCGGTGAGGTTCTCGATGCCGAACTTGAGCGCGGCTTGGCGTGCGGTCATCTCATACTCGCGGGAGAGCGTGTCCACATAGCCTTCGTCGTCCTCGGAGACCGCGAATGTTCCGATGTCGAGCTTGGTGAAATTGAGCGCATTGACCTTGCCCTGCTCGGCAAGGATCGCCGCCGTTCCAAACGCGCCACGGTCGAGGTAGAGTTCGTGAATCTCGGTGTAGAAATTACTGCGCGAGAGTTCGGCCTGCATGACCTCGGTGCAACGCTTGAACCACTGCTCGATCTCGTCCTCGCTCTCCATCTCCTTCGGAGGTTCCAGCGAAAACCAGCGGCTTTCGAGCGGGGTCATCCAACTCAGTTGCCCATTGGCCAGAACCAGATTGGCGCGGACTGCGGTCGCATCGAAGAGTTGCGCCTCGTCGTCTGTGGTGGGCGATGTGGTCGCATTGAACATCGACGCCTTGCGCGGCATGACGAACTTCGCGATGTCCTCCCAGAGCGACTCCCATGTCGCCCGCTGGTGAACCATCTCCGCATGGCGCTGGAGAACCTTGTCGGCGAGTTCGGGTTTGTTGCCGCTCATTGGGTATCAGTCAAAACAGCATCAACCAAGAGTCGAGTAGCCGGTCGTCATCGGCGCTTGGCCGGATTCCCCGGCGAGGATCGATTTGCGGAGTCCCTTGCGGCGTGCGGCCTCGGCGGCGACATCGGCCTGCGGGTTGCCGGGATCGACCTGCGCGGCGGGCGCGGGCTTGTTGGCCTCCATCTGGCGGAGCATCTCCTCCTGCGCCTTGCGCTGGGCCTCGGCCTGCTGGCGGGCCATTTCCATTTGCTGCTGCTGCGCGGCGGCTTGCTTGGCTGCGGCCTGCTGCATGGCGGCCTGCTCGGCCTTGGCGGCTTGGTCTTCCTCTTTGGTTGGCCCGACCTTTCGCCGTCCGCCGCCGAACCATGCTAAACAGGTGGAGAGGATCGGATTTTCGGTGTGGTCAGTGAGTCGCATCGCGGTAGGAGTTTCGAGGTTTCGTAAATCCGGAGCGGGCGGTCTCGCCGACTCCATGCGATGTAGGGAAGTGTATACGGCGCGAAGTTGCAAGGATTATTTTGACTGATACCACAATATATGGTGATCAGCCAAGTGTTCTGACACAACCTGTGGTATGTGTGCGCGGCATCGCGCCAGCGTTCGTCGGGGTCGTGAATGTCCACCGGACGGGCGAGCATGAAGAAGTCCTCGGTGTTCACGACGACGCCATTCCATGCGGTGAGTTCCACCTCCTCCGCGAAGGATCGCGGCTGCGGGTAGCGCCGGTAGAGATCGAGGATTTGGAGTTCCAGTTCGCGATTCATCGGCGGACCTTCCCAAATCCCCCACCGCGAAATCCTGCCGTGACTCGGATCGCTTCGTGCCGCTCGGCCTTCCGAGGGATCGCGCTTCGGTCGATGACCATGCCGCGCTTGATAGCCTGGTGCGAGAGACTGAACGCATCGGCGAAGTGGGATGACCAGTCATGCACCGGCACATCCTTGATCGTGACCCCATCGCGCTCCTCCTTGGAATGATAGGCGTCGAGCGCATCGAGTCCATCGACGCATCCGGCCTCGTTGAAATGAATGCGAGGGAAGGCGTCGTTGCCGAGGTTGATGCCATCCCATACCGAGAGTTGCCGTGGCACGGGAATGACGCCGGTTAGCCCGCTGCGGCCAAGCGCCTCCTGCCAGAGTCCACCGACTTCCGCTGCGGCATCATGGGGAATGAAATGTCCTCCGTAGGCATACTGCTTGTCCTTGAGCCTTGCCGCCCAGTCCGCAGGTGTCTTGCACTCATCGGAGCCGGAGAGCGCCTCCAGATAGTTGAGCCGGTCGCCGACCTGTTGCCATATCCACACCTTCTGGTTCAGCGGAGCGCCCACATCCCATGAGGTGTAGACCGGCAGTTCCTTGAACCACAGGATGTCGTTTGAGATCCGCTTCTCGGCGCGGGCCTTTTCGAGGCTGCGGACATAGATCGCGCCGGGCCGACCGATGTTAAATGAGCATTCGTATTCCTGCGCGAAGGCGTTCTCTGTTGTGCCTCGCCGGATGTCCTTGAGTTCTTCGTCGGGAATGATGCCGCTTTCGCTGGCCTTCAGCATGAGCGTGAACCAGTCGTTGTCCGCACACGCCCGGTTCCATTGCCTCCAGAAGGAATTCCTGCCTTTCGGCGTGCCGACCCATGTCGCCCACCCCATGTAGTCGGTGAGCGTTGGCCGGATGACATTGTCCCACGCCGCCGGATCGAGGTCGGCGGCTTCGTCCATCACGACGCCATCGAGGTAGATGCCTCGCAGGCGCTCGTAGGCTTCGCCGGAGTAGAGGCGGATCGTCGCGCCATTGTGAAATGTGATCTGCAAATCCGCCTTGTTCACCACCACGCCGGGGATTTGAGAGGTGAATTGCACAAGGTATTTCCACGCGATGTCCTTCGCCTGCTCGCGGGTCGGAGCCACATAGGCGTAGCGTAGCGGCGGGCCGCTGCGCTTGTGGGTGAAGACCTTGGCGATGAGGTCTTGGATGCAGACGAAGCTCTTCCCGGCGCGGCGGTGCAGGACCATCACCGCCCAGCGTTGGCTGCGCGTGAGGTAGCCCGCCAATTGAGGGCGCGGGACGATGTCGATGTTAAGCGCCACCTATTTTGACATTGATGTCGAGCAGACCGTAGAGGTCCACCTTCTCCGGCTCGTTCCATCCCATGGCCTTTGCGAGCATCTCGCCATATTTGGCAGTGACCGCTGAATCCGGTGGCATCTCCATGAATCGGTCGCGGAGCGTTTCGATGTAGGTCTCGCGTTTGTAGCTCATCTTGGCAGCGGCTTTGGCGCGGAGTTCATCGACCCGCTTGGCTATTTCAGTATTTTTCAGTAATTTCTCACCGCTCTGTCCGGCTCCCTTTTCAGAGTAACCGGCTTTGACATAGGCTTGCGTGATCGAGAGTCCGCTCGCGTAGGCTTGGCAAAAGGCTTCTTGTTTCGGGTTGATTTTCATGTGCTAATGGTATCAGTCAAAACAGGTCTTGACAAGATCATCGTTCCCCCTTTTAAAATCCCCACAGCTTCGCGTGATATCCACTTGGGTCATTTCTTCGGCTTTGGTTTTGACTTTGACTTGCCGGAAGAGGATTTCGACCGTTTCCGGATCGTCGTCGGCAATGAGCTTTGCGTAGCGCAGTTGGTCGATGAGAGGCTTGCAACCGCCAGCGTAATTGTCGGCGTCGAGGAGCGAGCATGCGCTTCGCGTAATGATGAGAGTAACGCGATTTTTGCGCGGAGCTTCTCCTTGGCAAGGGTTGACCAGTGTTTGCCGAGGAGCCGGTTGAGGCTTGGCGTGAGGTAGCCCGGAAGGGATAGAGACAGATTTGGTGTATGTTCCGTCCGGGTTACATTGGTAACCGATTTTGATGAGGTAATCATGGGTGAGGTTCATTTGGCGCTTGGTGTGTTCAAAATAGTTTTTTGTTTTCTTTGCGTTTCGCCTCGATTTCCTGCCGCTCCGGGGTTGCTGTCCAGAACCGGTTGCAGGCTTCGCTGATCTGCCTACTGAGCAGCAGCCACCAGCGGTCCTCGCGGTCGGAGCCGCAGGTTTCTGTCCCTGCGGCCCCTGTGCAAACCTTGGCTCTGTTAGAACGAGATTTCTTCATCGGTTGGGGTTGCGGTGCGTGCCGCGAGGATGCGGTCGTTGAGGGTGGCGAGCCGGTCAGCCGGGAGCGCCTGCGGAGCGGAGCCAATCGGGTTGAGCCATTTGACTTTTTGACGCACCTTGCCGTCCTCTCCCTCCTCGGCCTCGATGGTGATCCGGCACTGCTTGCCGAGCCATGGCGCTTTGCCAGCGTTCAGCGATGGGATGTCCCACTCCCGGCCAAATGCTTCGTCGAGCGTCTTCGCCGTGCGCTCTGCGGCCTTCTCCGAGAGCCAGCCCTGCCAAACGATTTCGCGCCCGTGCTGGTCGCTGGCCGGATCGTCGATGAGGAGCGGGATGCGGATGAAATCCGTGCCGGTCTTCGTTGTTCCAAGCCATCCGTTGCCGGGAGCTTTTACCTTTGCCGTGTATTTGCCGGGGGCATTGACATAGCGGTCTTGTTTGTCTGCGAGTTCGTGTGTTGTCATATGGTTTTGTTGTTGTTCGGGGGAAAGGTATCAGTCAAAATGGTGTGTCTTCGGTTAATTCGGCGTTGGGTTCGTCGGGGAAATATGTATTTCGTAGTTCCACGGCCCGCTTGTAGGCGGATTCCGCCAAGTGGAACCGAGCCTTGTCATTGGTTTCCCAAATCTTGTTGGCGAAATCCAATTCGTAGAGGGCCAATTCAAAAGCGGTATCAGTTGTCATTGGTTTTGGTCCTCTTCAAAGCGGGAAATGTCTCCACGCATCACCACCGGCACGGTGGCCCCTCGTTGCCCTCGCCGATTTTTATCTATGACAATGATCGGCGATCCATCATGCCGGATGTTAATGACCGCATCAGCATGGTGACCAATGGCGCGAGATTCGCGCAACCGGCCCTCCTCATTGAGTTGCGAAGCGGTCAGCACAACGGAATTGGTCTTCAGCGCTGTAAGTTTCAACCTCCGGGCAAGTTCCGAGATCGCCTGCTCCCGGCTATCCGCCTTCGGCATCGTGACAATTTGGAGGTAATCGACAACGATGAGATCAGCTTTCCCCATTGCAACCAACCGATGCGCCTCGGCATCGATCTCCGCCACTTCGGAAATCGTGTCGTGGATCGTCAGCGGGAAATTCATCAACCGAGCAAAGGCATTGGAAATGTCAAATCCGCTGGCGACATGGCGCTGGTCGCCATTCGTTTCCCGAATGCCCTCCACCCGTTTTCCAATCATGTTCGCCGCAATCCGCCGCAGGATCGCCTTGGCAGGCATTTCCAAAGAAAAGATCGCGACACGCTTCCCAGCCTCCAGCGCCTGTAGCGCAGCCTGGTAAAGCAAAATGCTTTTCCCACCTCCCGTTTCGGCTCCGATCACCAGCATTTCCCCTCGCAGCAATCCGCCATGGAAATGTCTATCCAATGCCGGAATGCCGGTGCTGAAAGTTTCAATCGCTGTTTTCTGCTCAAGATCGTCAATCAGTTCGGTTAAGTGATGCTTGATGGTTTTTTCCTCGACCACATTTCCCACTGCTGCGCGAGCGATCTTTTCGGAAACTTCGGCCAAGTCACAATTCATTCGCCGGATATCTGGTTCGGATTCTGTCCATGCCTCTATGGCATCGCGGAACCCTTTCGCCTTCGATAATTGTCTACGGTAATCCGATGCCACCGACTGCGCGACAGCACCGGGTCCATACAAAGAAGTTTTGAAAATCTCCATCACTGCCGGAGTTCCTCCGCAAAACTCCAGACGACCACTTGTCTCAAGCTCACAAATCGCCTGTATCGCGCTGCAAGTGCCGCTCCGCTGGTGAACCCTTTCTATGGCAGAAAAGATCGTTTGGTGTGGCTCTAATGCGAAAAGCGAGGCATCCCAAGGGATGGCCGAGAAGATATCCGGATCAGTTACCAGAAGACTTAAGGCTGCGGCTTCGGCGGTTTTGGCTATTGGAACATTTTTCATAAACAAGATGCTGCGCGTGGTTTTTGTTGTTTCCCGTTGAATGTGGCCTTGGGTTCAAAAATGCCCTGCCACCCTTGGGATATGGATTCGTTGATCGCTTTGATCGCGGCGTCATGCCCCCACTCACTCATCTTTTTAAGTTGCGCCACTTGGCTTGTCGGCAGCAGGGATTTCATGCGCCCCTTTTTTCGGTATTCCAGATATTCCTCCCAAGCCTTCTCAAATTCCGGGGTCTGGAGGGTTGCTGGAAATTCCAACCTCTCTTTATTAGTAATAGTAATAGAAGACTGAAGAGTTGCCTTTTTGTTGGAACTACCTTCCGACAACCCTTCAACTACGCTTGAACTACCCTTGCCGATTTTCCGCATTTCGGCGGATTTTCTGCCACCTTCGCGGCATTTTTCTGACCAAGCATCCTGTTTCTCCCTTTCCTTCTCCAGCCGGTCATGCACCAGTAGAGTGGGGTTGAAGGGGTGTTGTTGGAACATAGTTGCAAGGGTAGTTGCAAGGGTAGTTGAAGCACCCTTGCCAATGAGTCTCGCGATCATGCCGGGGTCCGAAGGGATCGACCCGTGTTGCCAGCACGATGCCAGCAACCGCAGATACGCCCCCTCCTCCTCCAGAGTCAGCAGGGAAACCCGCTGCGAACCCAGCCAGTCGCCGGGGTAGAATTGAAACGCAGGGCGCTTAGTCATTTGAGCTTCCCTCCAAGAATTTGGAATGCGAGTGCTGCCACTGCTGGAACTTGTGAATTCCCAATGGAACGAGATCGGTCCACCCAAGTGGAAATATCATGTGATGCTCCAACCATGTTAGGCTCATTTGCTTGCCAGCCAGATGCCCATACATTTCTGGATTCGTAGCTGGCAACTCGTCCAAATTGCCCATCGGCTTTGAACGGTTCCACCACTTCCGATACTTCCACAGCCTTGCCAAAGGCGTTCCCAACAATCCACAATCTCTGCCGTTTATGCCTTGCCCCAATGTGGTTTGCCCCCAACACTCCCCACCTCGCATGATACCCCAGTTCGGAAAGGTCTCCAAGGACTCGCCCAAGTCCTCGAAGAGCAAGCATTGGGCTGTTCTCCATGAACGCGAATCTTGGTCGTATTTCGCCAATGATTCGGGCCATTTCTGACCAGAGTCCGCTTCGTTGGCCTTCAATTCCAGCCCCCCCCCCAGCGATTGAGATGTCTTGGCAAGGGAATCCTCCGCAGACGACATCGACTTTTCCTCTCCATGGGGTTCCGTCGAATGTGGTGACATCATTCCAGATTGGGAACTTTGGCAGGATTCCGTCCCGTTGCCTTTGGAGTAGGACTTCGCGGCAGTAAGGTTCAATCTCGACAGCACAGACGGGGGTATGTCCGAGAAGGATGCCGCCGAGGATTCCTCCCCCTGCTCCAGCAAATAGGTGTAGCTCATTCATGCGCCCTCCGAAACATGGCAATCGGCCTCATGTGAGCGCGGCTCGATGACATGTAGCCCACCTTCTGCCATGACTTTGACATGAAGATCGCCCCCATGACTCGCGGGTCGATGTTCGCGGGAGGCGGACAGACCTCCCGGACATCGTTGACGGTGATGACTCCACGCTCATTGGCGAGGGATTCCGCTGCGAGTCGCGCCTCGGCGAGGTAGTCCTCGCGGGTGGTCTCAAAGAGATCCATGACGGTTTGGAGATCGTTCATTTCATCGCCCTCCATACTCTTGTGGCCGCACGGTCCGGCGAGTAGCCCACCGTCACCAGTCCCATGATGACCTTCTCGTCATCTGGCACATGCGCCTGCCATTTCAGATAAGGATCGAAGACACGGAATCCGCGCTTCTTATAGTCATCAGCGGTGTAGATGGACGCGAAATCCCACCACACGCATCGCGCCACCATCGGGCGCTCCTCGTCCGGCACTTCAGCGAGTGCCAAGCCCCACTCCTCGCCGTTGCGCTCGAAAAGCTCATTCTCCTCCGGCCACATGCTGCGCCTACTCATTTCGAGGCCCTCGCTTTCTTCGGCTTGTCCTCAACGAGCTTGACGATATCGGTCTTGCGTTGGGCGTATTGCTCCTGCACTGGCAAGCGCATCTTCTCATGCCATTCGCGAAACGCCTTGCCGCTCATGTCTCCACCCATGGCGGTCACAAGCTCATCGAGGCCACTTTTCCCGGCGACTGCTGCCGAGACGATGGCGATCCGGTCGAAATACTCGCTGCCACTCTGGTGCTGGAGTTTCCATCCGGGAACCTCTCCGCTCGCCGCGAGGATTTCCTTCGCTGCATCCTTGAGCGGCTTGAGGAGTTCCTTCTCAAAGATCGACGCCTGCTTGAGGAATTTTCCCAGCCGATCCGGATCGGCCAAAATGCCCTGCCGCACATCGGCCAGCGAGACCGACGACTCCACGGTCGCCAGCGTCTGCACGACCGGCTCGACCACCTGCGGGCATCGGTCTTTCTTCAGACACCAGCCACAATATTCATTCGCGCAGGGCTGGCGGTTCGGATCGTTCACTGAATCCACGATCCCTTTCACCCATGCTTCCGCCTCCTCGTAAGTGTAGCTGTAGTGGACCACCTCATGCTGATCGCAAAAGAGAAGAACGCACTCCCACTTTTTGGTGAAAGTGCGATCCATATTGCCAAGCGCATAAGCCGCCTGCTGCTTATGATACGAGCGTGGCTGGCCAGACTTGAGGTCCATGGAAAGGCAAAGCGCCTCCACCCTCGCATCCTCCGTGCCGACATGCGACAAGTGCGGAGTCACCACCTTGAGAAGCGCCTCGTCAGCAACAATCTCATGGTAGGATGCCACATCCTTTGCAGTCTGCACAGCCCACATCACCGAGTCCTGCTCGTCCTCTGTGAGCGCCAAGAATGGCTGGCGCTCGCCCATGAGCAGACCCCGGAAGGCCAAGTCCATGCGCGTTCCTCGCTCTGCCGCAGGGCCAGAGACAGGGTTGGATTCAAAACACGGACACAGGTCGAGCTTGTCCAGAGCGGAGTGTCTGATCGTGGCGCTCATTATTTGACCTCCTTCAGCACTTGTTTTCTCACGCTACGAATTGCCGCCCTACACTCTCTCCTTGATGAATTAGCAGAATATGCTTCAACCAACCAATCTTCCAATACCTTGGGGCCGTCAGTATATAAACCTCCGGGGTCTGGCAATGTTCTTAAAAACGACTTGTTGAAAAAATATTCCCAAGGCCAAATATCTACAAGCAATGCTTTTACTTTTTTTGCATTCGCGTCCGTAATTGGTAATTTTTTACTCCTTACACGATCTAAAAACTCCACTTGTTTATCTTTTCCAAAGGGATGCGGATTTTTCTTTTTGGCGCTCATTATTTGACCTCCTTCAGCACGGTTTCGAGGAAGCGTGGAGTCGATGAAAGGATGCGGTTGCGGTAGCCCTCATCCGCGATGTCGCGGAATGTCTGGCCCTCGCTGATTTGCCCCTTGGCGATGAGGAAGGCATTCACCTTCGGCTCATGCTCGAAAATGCGCTTTTCCAGCGTGATCGCCCAATCTGGTTCTGTGGTATCATTTGATACCACCTCGGCCTCGATGGCAGGGGTCGCAGGAACTGCAACAGGCTCGACCTCCACCACGGGAGCTTCAGTGACCGGCTCGGCCTTCACTTCCACCACCGGCTCCACCTTCGCGGAGCGCACAGGGCGAGGCGCGTCGAATTCCTGCACCTCCTCCGGGGTATACATCCCATTGAGAACCGCAGGGAATGTCGCACGGACCCCCTCCGAGATCACCCGCGCCCGCAGCATCTGCCGGGGATACGAGCGCCAGTTGTCCTTGCCGCCCAGCCCAGCCGCTTTGGCGCGGGCCATGTCCCAGTCGATGCGGAGCGATCCGCCCGCAGGGTGGCTGAAGGTCGCGGATACCTTCTCGTTGGTATGGTCGTGCCACTCGACACGCCCGCCCGATTGCTGGAACCTCGCCAGCATCGAGTCGGCCTTCAGAGAGGCGCGGCCTTGGATGATATGGTAGTCGCTGGCCACTGATCCGGGGTGACGCCCTTCGGCGGTCGCCACGATCATCAATGCCAGAGCCTGGTCTGGAGTCTTCATGCCGAAGAGGCCCGATTTCACGATGGCGCTTGCCATCACCTGCATGTCGCCGAGTGCGACTTGTGTGTTGACTTGTGTAGTCAGTGTTGTATTGCTCATTTTGTTATTACTGCTTTTCTTGTGGTTTAACTTGCCCCGTTGGATTGCCGTCCTTCGGGGCGCTTTTCTTGTGGTGAGGGTGTTTAATCCTCGAAATCTTCAAATTCTTCCCATCGGCGTCGGCGCTCGTCATGCCGCCGGAATCTTGCGAGAATGTCCGCCTGTCCCAGCCGATAGCTGGCGTAGCAGGAGCCGAGGGTCAGAACGGCGAGCGCCAAAGCAAACTCTGCGCTCACTTCGCGACCCCCCATGTGATCGCCAGCATCGCCGCCAACGGCCCCAGAGCCTTGATTGCCTCCCAGATCGACTGGAGTAGCCAGAGAGATTCCTGATGACTCATTTGGATAGCCTCCTGCGGTTGGTGGTTTTGATCTTCTGGCCTTGATACCAGTTGAGCAGAACTGCCCGGCTGATCTTGTGGCCGACCCGGTTGCCGAATGGCTTGCTTGCCTCAATGGTTCCGGCATCCAACAGCCGGTAGACCGTTTTTTTGCTGACCCCCAAAAGAGTCGCCGCCTCGCTGGTTGTGATCTCGTCGCTCATTTTTTCTCTTTCTGCATCATCAACCGGACGGCCTTGGCAATCAGTCGGGACACTGGAACCCCGCCGTTCGCATGAGCTTTTAGTTTCAAATAATCCATGAGTTCGGCAGGGAGACTCACACTGGTTTTTTTAAATGCGGCTTGCATAGTCATACCAATTATTACTGGTCATACTTTGTGGCAAGATTTTATTTTGAGGGCTGTCAAATAGGGCGTTCACCTACCGTGTTTTTTTACTTGACATCCGCATCTGGCGGGCCTCTGCGGGCGAAAAAATATTTTGCGCTAAAAACAAAGAATTTGATTTTTTGCACACTCGGTATTACTGGTGAGGCATGAGCGAAAAAGAAAATGCAGTCAAATTCACCATCTCCATGGAGCTGGAATTGCGCGACTGGGTTGACGCAAAAGTTATCGAGATGAATCGCAAGGACAGGCGCTTCAAAACAAGCCGCAGTGCCATCATTGCAGACGCAGTGCAGAGCCTAAAAGAATCCGAAGAATCTTCGCAAAATTCTTCAAGCAAAGCGTCCAATATCTCCCCGGATATCAGCGCCAAGATAGTGAAACCATACAAGCGAGCCGCTGGTGGTCGCTCAATAGCCAAAAAGAAGATTTGCCTCCCGGCTGGTTAGGCCAAATCCACAGCCTCACAGCACAGGCAGAATGGGGGGGGGGGGGGGGCTAAAGCACTT